AAAGTTTAATGATAAGTTTAAAAAACTTGGACCTATTTTATCTCCTGATTTAATAGATCAGGGATTTTCAGGTACCATATGCGTAACTAAACTTAATAGTACATACATGGGTTATTATTTATCTTGTAACAATTGGATACCTGATGAGAATGGTGATTTACAACCTTCTTATAGTATTAGATTAGCTACATCAGATGATGGACTAAATTGGAATAAATCAGGAATTCCTACCGTCAAACTAGTAGGTGAAGAAGCAGGTATTTCAGCTGCTACTGTATACAAGCATAAAGATACATTCCATATGTGGTTCTCAGTAAGAAATAGTATTGAGTTTAGAACCAATCCTGAACATGCTTATACTATAGAGCATGCTACTTCTAAAGATGGATATAGCTGGTCAAGAGATGCAGAATTTGGTATAGTACAAGAACTGGAATTTGAATCAATTATGTGTGCATACCCTGCAGTAATTGCTTATGAGGATAAACTTCATATGTTTTACAACGGAAATGGTTTTGGCGAAACTGGTATAGCATATGCAACAATGGATATAGAAAAACTATGAAAACAAATAATTTAAAAGAATTAGAAGAAAATGGATACACTATAGTAAAAAACCTAGTAGAAACTAAGTTTTTAGATGCAATTAAAGATTCAGTTACAGCAATTTTTCAAAAACAAATAGAATATACAAAAAGCAAAGATATAGTAGAGTTATTTGAAAATCACAATGAAAGATTTGCTAATTGTACAAAACATGCTCAATGGAATTTGCAGTTACATCATTTAGGT